GAAATGGCTATAGCATGTTTTCCTGAAGCAAATTTTGGCATAATTAACTAACTGATGGATAATAAGCTTGGGGGGTTATATATGAACTAGAAGCCGATCCATCTTCAACTAAAGCTCTTTGAAGTTCATCTTCATAATATAATTTTAATGCCTGTGTTCTATCTGGTGAAACTTTTTGACTTAAATAAAAAGCTAAACCAGAAGTCATAGCTGGTAAAAATCTATAAGGAGCATCTGGATTATTTTTATATACTCCAGAATCTTGAATTCTTTTAATATAATAAAAATTTAAATATTTATTTGTGCTTGAACTTGGAGTCAAATAAATTGTAATATCTGTATAATTTCTAAGTCTTTGAACAAAATATTGAGAAGGGGATCCTGTAGATGTTTTATTGGCTAATGCTTGATAAGTAGATCTATCAATTTTACTCATTGATACATCAGTAGGTTCAGTTAAAGCACTTCTATATACTACTTCTAAAACATCTGTAGCATTATATAAAAAATCCGCACTATCTCCTATTTTAGCAGGATAAGTAATACTACCATCTCTAGCAGTTGCGTCTTTATATATTCTATAAATATTTTGATCTTCGTTTAATTTAATGCTTGTGTTAGCTACTTCCCAAAAGTGCAATCCTCTATTGCCCCATTCAGACAATAAAATATTTAAAGAACGTCTAGCGCTCTTAATATCATATCCCGATCTTCCTTGACCGCCGCACCGTTCGAATGCATCTTCAATTATTTCTTCAATCGATAAATCAAATTCGACTGAATCAGACGTCGCCATGTTTGACCTCCTACTGCCAAATTACTTGTACAGAAGTTGTTGCTCCAATTGCACCGCCAGCCGCTACCAATTCAATATACATTCCATCATTACATTTAATTCCTGTTGCTGCAATATATTCTTGATACATGTCGCCAGCAGCGCTTCCACCTGTAAATTGATATACTAAAGTGCCACCTGTTGTAGAGCCGTCATAAATTTTTACCTGACAGTTTGCTGCACCGGGGTTTACTGTAACACCTTTTAGCATCACAATTTTATCCGGGTAGGTTGAACCTCCCGTTGCTGTTGCTAATCTTGAACTAGATGCAGTATAAAATTGTTTTACTGGCGTCGCCATTCCGCTATAACTCATATTTTTCTCCTAATGATCTAAGCTCCCGGAGGAGCTTAGATTATTTTATTAGCTTAAGTTTCTATTTTGAAGGTATTGAACCGTCAAAACACCAGCACCGTTACCGCCGGCAACAGAGTCATAATAGACAGTCACATCAGATGTACCAATGTCTTTCCAATTTGCTTCTGTTCCAGTATAGGCTGCAGTTACTCTGTGATTTCCAACAACCGTAGCTGGTAGACCATCACAAAATAGATCAGCGTCACTTGAACTACCAATGTCCAGTGTATTAGTTCCACCATCCCAAGCAGTTTGTATCAAAACATAAAAATTAATGATTTGGCTGTTTGCTGGAATAATAATAGAACTAGCTGTATTAGCAGCAAGTTCAGTAATCGCTGCTGATTGAGCACATACTAATGTACCAACATTAGCTGATGCTCCTTCTCTTACTGTTCCGGCTTTTACTGGTCCGGAAAATGTAGTTGTACCCATGTTATTCTCCTAATTTATATGATGTAGTCTTTAGGCCGTCTATTATACTCGTCTACATCAAATTAATAATTGTATAATAGTTCAGATATACTCTTTTTTTTCAAAGAGTGCAAGGTATCCTAGGGTATTTTGTGTGATTTTGTAAAAAGCCTTAAGTTGCTATTGATACTGATGGTGCGGCTTCAGTTATCTTATTGTATCTATCATCAATTTTAGACTCTTCAGCCTTAATTGAAGCGATAACTTCTTGCACCTTTTTATCAATTTGAACCATATTGAGAGTATATTTTCCATGTTCATTATACTCCTGTTGCCAGTTCAACTCCAAGGACGTTTTTTGTTTGTATAGGTCTGCTACCATAATCTTGGACCTCCTCATAGGTAATATAATTCGTGCCGCCATAAAATTCTCCAGCACTTTCCCACTTTACAACATTTTGTCCTAGTTTGTCAACTATAGCTTTTTCAAGATCTTCGGAGGTGTCCTTAGATTTGATCTTAAAATCGGCATAATAACCGTAAGCTCTTAACTGTATACGAAATGTTTTCATAGATTACCTTTTGATTTTTTATCTTAACATAAAAAAAAGGGGCGGTCAAGACCGCCCCTTAATATTAGTTTTAAAGACTTAATTAGTTATTAAGCACCTGTATTGCCATATACTCCACGCCAGTCAGACCAGCCGAAGCTGTATCTTTCTCTTGCTTTGTATCTAACATTTCCAGTATCGAAGTCGCCTTCCATAGCTGTTTTTAATGGTGCTCTAACGAAGTGCTTCATTCCATTTGGTACATCAGTTTTAATAAACCAAGCGTCTGTATCAACCAAATAATGGTTAACTACAAAACCCTGAGGAACCATACCCATGTTTTTAATTGCATTGATATCGTTATCCGCAGTACCAGTTCTACCTTGAGATTTCATTATTCTCTCAGCAGTAAATTGAATCTCTTTAGGGATGATCATTTTCATTCCTTGAGCTGCAATTTTAAGACCTCTTTCATCAGTGTAAGAAGCGATGTCAATCAACGCTTGTTCCAAAGATGTTTCAGATAAGTCTGCCGCAGTAGTTGGTATGTTTGTTTGGTTACCGTTAAGTGTAGGGTGCGCACTACCACATAATGATTCGCCGTCACCTCCGTCATAGCCGGAAGCTGCGAATGCATTATTAAGTACGTTTGCTGCTTTCACTTGTTTTGATGTCGCCATTGAACGTGCTAAAGCTTTTGTGTATCTAGAAGAGATTCTATCGTAGAGATTGTCTTCGATAGCTTCTTCTGTCAACGCGAATGCTAATGCTACTGTTTCGTGAGTGTACCTAGCAGTGTATGTTTCCTGTGCATCGTCGTATTGAACGCCGCTACCTTCAGGTTTAACATCTGCTGTACCGAAACCAGATAACATTACTTCTTCTTCAAAAGCTCTATCAGATGATTCGTTGTCGAATATCTGACTTGCTTCGTTTTCATAACGTTTGTATTCCAGGCCAAAAAGTGCATTCAAACCTGGTTCTAGTTCTTTAACTAGCTGTGCTCGTGATATTGCCATGTTCTATGCTCCTATACTCCCGCAACAAGTTGAGAATATTTACAGTTTTGCATAACTATAATATTCGCGAATGCTGCTGCGAAGTCGTTGTTATCAGGATCTTCTGCTGAACGTAAGATTCTCCAGTTTTTAGCTGTTGCTGCTATGTTTCCATAATCAGCATTGATATTTGCTCTTCCACCAGTAGTAGTACCGGAAGCAGATGTAGGTATCACTAAACCTGTAAGAACCGCTATTCCAGCTGCAGTCGTTGGACTGATAGCTGTGCTGAGCGCGATCTGATATTCCTGGAATGGGTTGTCGTTAACGAAAGCCGTGATGTTTTCACTATTCGCTGGTGCTGTTGAAGCAGGGTAATAATTACTCCAAGTTGGTTTTAAAGTAGTTGCCGCATTAAAGAAGCAACCATTAAAAACCCCAAGAAGATCACCAGTAGTACCTGCTGCTGCAGTTTTAAGAAAACCACCAGTACCTGCTGTCGTGCTAACGATACACAGAACTGGTTCACCATTATAAATAGCTGTACCATCGCCGGTTTCAATTGTGTACTTTGACTGACCTGAAGTAGCTGGAGTATTTCCAAGCGTATTTACAGGTTTTAAGCCATAGCCCACAGTTTGTCTATTTGCCATAGTTGTTTACCTATTCCTAGTTGTTCACATTTTTACATGTAAACGGGTTAATGTTAATTCGGAAAGTTTTGAAAAGAATTATTCTTTTTTGCCACCACCGAAACTATACGTAGTACGCCTTTGAGTGCTCATTGGCATACTTGGATGTTGATCCTTAAGAGGCTCGTTGTCAACAGCTTCCTGTTTATCCTTCGTGAGCTTTTTAAAATAAGCGTCACGTTGTTTCGCGAGTTCTTCTGGTATTCTAGCCAACACTAGACCACCTACTCCGATGTTACCTTTATATCTACCGGTTTCGATTGCGGGGAAGTTATCATCAGGATAGGCATCAGCTCTTACGAGTTCCCAACCCTGTCTTAACTTGGCCGTGATGTTTTTAGTATCATCTTGGCCCATCGTTTCAAAACGAATCCAACGCTGTCGATAGCCGTTTGGACATTTAGGTGCATCTAAGTGAGATGAATTCACCCAAACTTTTGGTCTGTCAGATGTAGACCTAGTTTGCTGAGCACGAGGAGTTTTAGTTTGTTTTTCCATATGCTTATACCTCCTTCATGGTTAATTGTTTCGCATAATCTTCGAGTGGCACGTTAAGCTTTTTAGCTATTGCTACCTGTGATGACGTGAGTTTCACAGTTTTGCGACCAGGTTTTATACTTCTAGCAGCTGATGAAGACGCTGAAGCAACCGTCTGTACGGTTCTAGTCGAATTATAATCACTCTTATCAAATTTATGAGGAAAGTCAACTCTTATACGGTTATCAATTTCCTTATAATATTCATTAGATTTTGGATCGTAACCTTCTTTTTCCACGAGATCTTTATGGATTTCAAAAGCAGTGAAAGTCATGGCTCTATCTTTACCAAACCAGTCATTTTGTTCTGCCCAATCTTCCGCTTTAGGATCAGGTGTGCCCCGAGCCGCTTGTTCTCTTGGAAGGGTTGAAGGTGTTTCCCTATATCTAAGATGGTCCTGCTCCTCAGGAGTCTTAGGTTTAATGTCTTCTCTATATTTTTCAGCAGCAGCTAGTCTAGCTTCTTCTATAGATAAAGCAGCGATTTTCTTATTTGCTAAAACTTGTTTAGCAGCATCACCGGATTCTATAGCTATACCTAACTCTTCTTGTGCTGATTTTAATTGTTGAGAGACTTTATCAGAGAAAGCTTTATCATACTTTTCTTCAGTAGTTCTAAACTGATCAGACATAATTTCGACTTGTCGTTTAGCACCCTGTGCATAATCAAGCGCAGCTTTTTCTCTACGCTCAGCTTCTCTCATTTTTCTAGTAAGTTTAGAGATTCTCTTATTAACAGATTCACTATAATCTTCTAGTTGAGTATCTTCTTTTTTTGGTTCTTCTTCCGTTTTTTCTGGTTCTGCGGGTACTTCAGTAACTATTGCTGGTTCTTGTTCCGGTTCCGTTTTAACTTCAGGTGATGGGGCTTCTTCTTTTTTTACCGTCTCTTCTGGTAAATCAACTTCGGCTCCTGGACCTGTTGTATCAAGTGGAACTAACTTTTCGTCTTTTTTGTCTGATTGTTGTTCTTGATCAGGCATAGTTTTCTCCTATGATTAAATTAGAACTCATGGATTATATCCTCTGGGTTCTTAATTGTTGCAATGATTTCATCATCGTTTAACAGTCTTACTTCTCCACCTTCTATTTTAAACCGAGATCCTGCATACCGAGCAAATATTACCCAGTCTCCCTTTTTGCACCACGGACCATCGGGATATCTTTCTTTATCCCTATAACAATCTAGACCCATCTCAAGTACAGTACCACATACTGTAGCAAGTTGTTGTCTTTCTATTTGTTCATCAGAATATAGAATTCCTCCTTTAGTTTTTTTCTTCCCTTTAAAAGGAAGAACTAAAATTCTCCAACCAGTTGGTTTAGGCAACTTGTCTGATTCTTCTTTGTATTTATCTGTTAATGCTGATTTAATTTTTTGTGTGTCGATCGTTGATGTCGATGACGTTTCCTGTGTGTTTTTCATATTGCTCCTTTTTTTCAAGCAGGTTGGATATTTCCTGTAAAATAGCTTCGTTAGCGTTTATTTGTCCTAACATATACTTGTAAGATTCAAAATTGTCAACCCCTGCACCCGAAGTAAGTGCCAATGAGATTGCAGCTAAATTATTTTTAATT